GTGCGGTAAAACCATCCAATAAAGAATCATCAACTTCAGGATATAATCCAGTAAAATTTACATACCATATACCGGCCCCGGCATTGACCCATTGAATATTTATATTCCCTAAATCTATTTGTACAAGTGTACGAAGTGAGGAAACTGATTTATTAGATAATTCTTCAAAAGTCAAAATTAGCTCCCAAGTAAAACAGAGTTTACACCAAATTTATCGGAACAGATAGCCAATAAATCCGTATACATTCTATTACTACCGCTATTTTTAATATATAACTGGATTAAATCACCACGTGCTACAGCTATATCTTCTGTAAACTTGCTATATATATCAGTAGTTGAGCCGCTCAAGGTTCGTTCTGTGCCTACAGCGCTGCCATTTTTATATATTTTTCCATAGCCGGTGCCGGTAGGAACGCAAAGTGAAAAAACGATACGGAGCGTTCCTGAAACTGATGCTTTTATTTCTTTAATTTTGGTATACGCTACTGGATTATAATAAGAAATAGGCACAGAATCTATAAGCCCTCTAATTGCATAATCACCAGCGGATAATGTTCCATCATAAAATGGCAAAGCATGTACTAGCGTATCGGCTAAAGCAGTATTCCAATTTGTGCCTAAATTTGAAGCTAAAGCTGTAGTCCAACCTGCTCCTAATAATGCAGCTAAAGCAGTATTCCAATTTGTGCCTAAATTTGAAGCTAAAGCTGTAGTCCAACCTGCTCCTAATAATGCAGCTAAAGCAGTATTCCAATTTGTGCCTTTTATTATATTAAATTTATTGTACAAAGTCTTTTCACTTTGAGCAGTTGCGCCAGCCGCTTTGTATGCCGAAGCCACTGCACGGATATTACTACCAGCCGACGAGTACCAGCCTTGCTTGTCAGTAGCCCATACAGGAGCAGTAGAAATCCATGCTGCACTTAATATTTGCGTTCCGGCTGTACCACTTGGAGTCAACCCTAAATATGCCGTTGAAGCCGTGGCAATGGCAGTCCAGGATGAAGCATTTGGCGTTATTATTTCGGAAGCCTTGAAAAATGCCCCAGCAATTTCAATCCCAGATCCGGCGGCAATGGCAGAATTGGCAGAGGTAGTAAATTCTGTCAAAGATATTCCATAGTAGCCAATAAGGCCGCTGTTGATTATCGTGACTGATGTAGCAATTTGATTGAACGGAATTTTATTTGCCTCCAGTTAGTTTATCAGCTATATAAATATAAATCATTTTTCCTCCGAAAGCATTAACGTATACACAAACTTCATATTTTCTTTATGGTTGAATTCCAGTTCATTGTCAATTGAAACGTAGCAAGGTTCCACCAAAACATAATCACGTATAGTATCAAAATTACAGAAAATAAATGATGAGTGATTTCCCACAGTATCATATAAAGTATTTATTTTTTCTACCATCGTTTCGTTACTGGGGGGGAAATCCAATTTGAATTCCCGCCACCCAATACCTTCTGAAGCAAATTTCTGCCGATATCTTCCATGAGCAACATTATCCGATCTGCGTTTGCTTACGGTAAAATCAATCAAACTGGATGGATCTATGGAAATATATTCGCCTGCCCATAAACGCCCAATGGAAATAAATCCATCAGTATTGGTAGGATCATCAATTTGGAATTGAAGGAATTGATATGTTTCCGCTGTAAAGAATTTAAGCATCATACCGGAATTGTACGTTATTGTTTGGCTGGTAGCACCTGGCCAACTGTCACTGGAATTCATAGACATTATCACACTGGCAGAGGTGGTGAAATTATGATTCATCAATGCGATTGTATTTATGCTTTTTGCCGAGCCTAAATCTATTGTAATTGTTTGCGCGCTCGCCGAAGTGCTTTTATATATTTGGCTTAACCGCTGTTCCTGCACATTTGTCACGGCATATCCGGCAGTTTCCGTCAAAGCGGTTAAAGCCGAAGCCGTATCAATATAATTATCATAGGCTATTCTCATATCACGGCTCCCTGACTTATCAATACCTGCTTATTTTTCGTAGCCGGGAATATCTTTTTCAGTATAGGCATAGAATCAATTTGTACCACCAAATTTATCATATCACTATTGGCAGTGCCTAAATTTCCACTTGGCATTTTTGAAATGAACTGTTCCAATTTATCCAAAGGGAAAAATACTTCCGGTTGTCCGGCTTCTGCCGCAGTTACATCCGTGCCACCAGGCGTAGGCATTATTATTCCGCCCTCGGCCAATGCCAATGACGGCTTGCTTTTATTTATCAACGATACTTGCGCAGCAGAAATGCCACCCATGATACCGGCAGGAATGACACCCCACGGCCAACCACCAGAATTCTTGAAAGTTTCTATTACAGCTCGCGCACCTGAAGCTACTGCCATGGCCAAATTTACTTTCCATTGAGCAAGCGCATTTTTATATTCAACTTCAGCAGCCATCTTAGCATATTTTTCTTTTATTGTTTCTTTTTCAATTTCATTTGCCAATTCTGCCGCGCGTTCTGTATCTCCTGCAAGTATGGCAGCATCCAATTGTTTTTGAAGTGATTCCAGTGTAGTATCTTCAGCCAAACCAGCAGCTTCCAATTCAGCTTGCAAACGTTGATCAATTTCAGCTAATTCATTTGCGGTCGCTTGTTGCATTAAATCTTGTAAAGAAGAAACCAACCCAAAAGCCAAATCAGTTATATTGCTGAAATAAGCATCCCAATTTATAGTCGATTTATCCAGATTTTCATTTATTTCATCCAACGCTGCGGCATTTGAAATTATCCAGTCGCCATATGCATCGGCACGTATTTTTGCTTTTTCATCTTCGGTTTTTTGAGTCGCAGCTATTTCCTCTTCAATTATTGTTGCTTGCCTTGCACGCAATACTTCTATTGCTTTTAATCTATCATCTTCCAATTTGCCTTTGGCCCATGGTGATGCTTCCAACTTGGCTATTGTATCGGCTATTTTTTGATACTCGGTTTTTTCATCTTCAAGAATTCCTAATACATCCGAGCGAGCAGATTTATATTTATCTTCGATCCTGGCACGGGCTTCCAACGCTTTGGTAATTTCTTCTTGCGATAATGTTTCTACGGTCAGCGCGGTATTCATATCTTCTTGTTCAAGTAAATTCATTACTTGAAGTCTATTTTTTTCTGCTAATTTATCCCTAGAAGCATATAATAAAGCCAGTTCAGCTTCCAATTCATCATTTTCACCCTCTATCAATCCTGTAGAGGAACCGATCAATGCATTTATAGTTTCTATTCGTTTCTGAACCAATGCGTAATCATTTTCCAATTTTCCGGTAGTGCCGCCGGACATTACTTTATTCAGCTGCTCTTGTTCTTTTTGTGCGTTTTTTATATTATTTACCAATACAGCCATACCAGCCGCAAGAGCAACAATAGCTACAGTAACGGCAACGGCTGGATTCAAAGCCATTCCAGCATTCAAAGCCAGTATAGCTTTTTGCGCGGCATTTACCGCCATTAAAACTGGACCTAGCGCAGCCGCGAAAGCGCCAACTATCAATATATTTTCTTTTGTACCTTTATCCAAAGCCGTGATACTCTGTAATATTTTGCTTATTTCTTTTACAGTATTTTTTATGGCTGGCATCAAATCATCTACAAATGACCTTGCCAATGCCCCAGTATCATCAGCCAATGTTGACAATAAACCTTCCAACGTTTTACTGGCGGTGTCCATTCCTTTATAAAATTTTCCGCCAGCTGAAGTGGCCGTTTTAAATGCGTCGGCAACCATGTCAGCAGATATTCTGCCTTTGGACATTTCATCTTTTAGATAAGCCATGCTCTTGCCGGTAGTACGCGCAATTTCCTGGAGGGGGTTGAATCCGGCATTTATCAACTGGAGTAAATCTTGTCCCATCAATTTTCCCATTGACGAAACTTGACCAAATACTAATGCCATTGATGACATTTTAGCAGAGTTACCACCAGAAGCATCACCAAGCATGGACAATGTAGGGATTATCTTTTCACCAGCTATGCCGAATTGTAATAATGTTTTTGATGCTTGTGCCAGATCGGTAGTTTCAAATGGCGTGACTGCCGCCATCTTTTTTAAATCGGCCATTAACATGGAAGCTTTTTCCGCGCTGCCAAGCATCGTACTAAATGATGCTTCCAACATTTCCATTTGCGCGGCAGATTTTACAGCAGCCACTCCCATGGCGAGCAATGGAGCTGTTACAAATAACGATAATGATTTACCGTACTTGGCAGTTTGCTGTTCCGATTTAGTAAGTGCGGAGTCTAATTGCGTAGTATCGCCAACTATCCTGACGACCATGTCCCCTAAATCTGCCATTAGATATCTCCATACTTTCTTTGCAATTCTTCTTTGGCTATTTTCTCAGCTTCAAATATTTCATTTACTTCATCGCGGATTTTCCTTAATTCATCCACATCTTTATTTAATAAACCATCAGAAGCAGATTCACTTTTTATGCCATATTTAATTTCCAAACCCATATTATGATAATATAATATCTGCCCAATAGTCATTTCCCACAATAAATACTCTTTCGTCGCCCAAGGATACATCAATGCCATCATCACAAACAAGCGGCCAAGCTGAATTGGGCTTTCTTTGGCCTGGCCGCCATTCAGTTTTTTAAATCTTTTGTGACTCCACTGTAAGAATGTGCCAATGCGGTTTTAATCGCTGAAGTAAAAGCCTGAATCTGAATGGCATCGGAATTATTTTTAAACCAATCTACATTCATTTCCGGGTATTTATATTCACAAAACGTAGCACATAATTCGAGCGACAATTCAAAAGCAGATTTTATTTTGGCAGAACGCTCGCCCCTTATCTTCGATTGTTCCTCATTACTGAGCAACAATTCTTTTTCATCAAATTTCAATTCATCCAAAGAATATTTATTCAATTCCGCAATCAATGTATCTATCTTGAATGTAATTCCGCAGGGAATAAAGGAAACGTCAATTTCCTTATTCCCCAAGCGGATCATTTTTGGTGGTAAACGCAGAACATCCAGGTCAATTACTTCCATGATTTAAGCCACCGTCTTTGTGAAGATCGTCTGTGCAGTTGCGTACTGCTTGCAAAGTAAACTGAATTTATAGACGTTCATTGGATCAGTATCATTATCCGATTTGGGAGTCATGCTAAATCCACCATTCATGAAAGCATTCTCAATAACATACGTGGTGGTCTGAGTAGAACCAGTAGCTAATTTCCTAGTATTCACCAATTTTATTCCGCGTCCTGTCACGACATTGGTCTGGCCGCCAACTACCAACGAGCCGGAAGTTCCAACCAAAGCACCCCCGGATAAAATCGAGAACGATGAACCATCATACTCAATCAAATCCATTCCCAGTGTCACTGTTTCTTTGGCAATACCCTGGATAGGATCAACTGAGTTTCCAGACTGAGAAGTATATGGATCGGCTGCATAAGCAAAATCCGTAACCATACCGGCACCCAGATTTACCCAAGCACCCCCCACTGTAGTACCTGCGGCAGAAGCCACATACATCGCGTAGTTTCCGATTTCTATTTTAGCATCGGTTACGCTTGAATTCTGATAAATAGGCATTTCATTCTCCTTTTAACTTACTGATGACATTGGATATATAAATAAAATATCCACAGGGGCATTCCAAATATTTTCCGTCGTCTCATAAATAGCACTTTGCATTTGTACTTCACTGGCACGACTGATTTCAAATCCATTCATGGAACCATAAATACCAGTACCTGATGTACCATTAAATAAATCATCAACCAATCGCGCTATTTGTATCGCCGTACCAACCGTGCTTGCCCGGCAATTGAAACTATATGTTGCACTCTCAAATCCATTTTTTCTTTTTGTAGTCATCTCAAAATAATTTATACATGGCGTTATGGAAGCATCCGGGCGCTTCCCGTGATATATCCTGGTACTCACTATCGCAGTAATTGCCGTGGCTTGATTCAATGACCAACCAACCATTTGTGCCGGGGTCATTTCAAATACTCCTTGAAAACCATTCTGCCATTCTTTTCCAATACAGTCAGTTTTTTTCCTTTCGCCAAATCCAATGCTGGCCTAAGTGACGGCTGCGCATTTGATTTTATAGTTCCAAACTCCACGTGCGGCGCATAATCGACTGCTGAACCAACCAATACTTGATTAGGATCGGTTGGCGCTTTTATTTTTCTGAATGTACTAACATCATGGTTAGCTGGAGGAGTTTCTTTTGCATATTTTCCAGGGCTTTCCAATTCCGAACCTTTATCAAATGCTTGCGTATGGAAGCTTGCCGCCAAATAACCATAATTGACTGCCGATAATAATTTTGCTTCGCCTTCTACAATAAGCCCTAATTCAAATGAAGTCATCCCAGTGGCTTTTCTACCCATGATGGAAATTTCTTTTCCGTGCCATTGACTCTGTATGGTTACACCCGGTTTAGCGCTCATAATATTTTATCCAATCCAACTACCATTATTTCATTCAAATTCATCACGTCGTCAAAACCAGTTATCGTATATGTTTCAGAATCAAATGCCACTTGACTATCATTTGTATTGAAAGAATAATAAGAAGGAATGGTCACCAATATATGACTGGAAACTTCTGCCATTTTATTTGATATATAGGAACGGCTTTGACTCGGACTCCAAATTGATGCTTTCGGTAAACCAGTTATCACTGTGGTTGTAGAAACGCCGCCCATCCCATCGGGCGTTTCAGTTTTGCGTATTACCGTGACCACCGAACCCACAAGGGTCAGAAAATCTTCAAGCATCAGTATACCCGCCCTATAAAATAATTATCCATAAGAACATTTGTAAGTTTTTTAGGATAGCCATAATCATCTTTTTCACCATCGGTATACGATTCCGATAATGGCCCAAGTGATCTTGATTTTAAATTAGTTGCAACTTTATCTCTAATATCATAATCAAATGCACACATCTTGGCAGCCGCAACTTTTACATCCAACGGCCAATTTACTACCGATATTATTATTGTCCTGGAAGACAATTCATCTTTTACAACCGAACCTGCTATCAATGTCAACGTTTTATCCGAAACGGAATCGATAGTATAATACCCATCATTGCGATAAGAATTGAAAACATAAATATCATCCGAAGCCGTGAAGTTTTTATCTGTGAAAGGATTCCCTTCAGCAATGATTGTTCTGGCCGTTGCATTGAAAGTCATCGTATCGGTAACGTCCAGATCAGTAAGAAAATAATTATTCAGCATCATGGTGATTCGTGCTTGCACGACCGGGATCAGATTTTTACTTATTATTGTTGCGGCAGAAGCGCTTATATTGGAATAGATTGTACATTCGGTTGCCGACAGTATCATACATGCCTCCGCAATATAAAACAAGGAAGGAATGATTTATTTTTAAATAGTTTCATTTTCCATTCCTTCCTTGTACTTAGATCATGGCAGCATAAAGGCGGTAACATAGCACGTGGCCGCCGTAGTAATGGTAAACTCAAACTGTTCATCGGAATCCAGGAACCTGGCAGACTCGAACGATACACCACCGAACACACGATGGAATCCCGCCGTACCAGCCGTGGCAATAGTAAGTGCAGCTGCATCGCCCTGATTTATTTCAGAGAAATTATCACCAGCATTGAGCGTGGCAATAAACGAAGCAGTAGAAGAATAATTTTCAAAAACAACCACCAGTTTAGACGAATCAAGCGCGGACTGCGCCGTGGTATGGTCTATAATGATAGTCGAGGTTGAACCACCCGTGTCAGTGCGGGTAATGGATGCGCCGGTATATAACGGCGTAACCGGATTGACAGTCATGCTTCCCATTTCATGCTCCTTTCATCAGCCCGCAACTTCGGTTAAATGGAGGCAGGCCAGTGCGTTCGGGCGAACTACTTTGGCTCCATATACATATAATCCCTTGACGCCTTCGCCAAATGAATCCTGTAACTCAACGGACTTTATTTTTGAAATCTGCCCGGCATAGGAAATAGCCTGACGGTTTCCGGCAAGGATGGCGGAAACGGAAGTGGCAGAATCCTGAACGTTATTGGAAACCATGAAATTAAAACCGAGCGCCTGCCCAACAAATCCAGCAGTCAGAGCACCGTTGTCAAACACCTTCGGAACGGCCGTGGCAGAAATGCCGCCAATTTCGGCAAGCAGCATTTTCTGGTGCAGCCAAGGCGGAACGATCATCCAGCGATTGGCCTGCGGTACGTTTTTCTCGGAAAGATACCGTCCAGCATAAGATAAAGTCAGAATCACGTTGCCAGACGAAACAGAAATTGCCGCTGCGCTGGAACCCATATACGTGGTATTGGTGACACCAGCCTGGGCATATAGCCCTAAAATAAACTGATCGATTTCATCAGCCACCGCATAAGCAGCTTCATCCATAGCGCCATTCATAAGCTTCGGGTGCACCTGAGCAGTATCGATATCGTCAACTTTGAAGCTGAACGATTTCGCCTGATCAATAATAAGTTCCTTCTGCGCGGACGAAAGTTCCGCCCACGTCAAAGTACCGAATTTAGTATAATCCGATACGGTGATGGGGCCAATCTCATTGATCTTTACCCTGTCACCAAAATTGGTTATTTCACCTTCATAATCGGTATTCACTACCGTGGCGGCCACCAGCTGCTTGCGAAGTCTAACAAAAAGTTTAGACGACCAAATAGCAGGGATAAAATGTTCTACACTCATGCCTTTTCTCCTTTTTTATCAATCTTCCAATTGCTCATCTAGTTTACCGTCCATTTCCATTTTAATCATTTCATTTTCTGATAATTTACTCAAATCAACCTTACCCTGCTTATTGTGGTCATCGCTAGGATTAGGTTTATAACCGTTTGCCAATAATTCATTCGTTTTGTTTTTAATTATTTCATCATTGAAATTCTTTATCTTCTGGAGGAACAATTCACCAACTTCCAAACTAGGCGGGACATAATCATCAATAAAGAACGGTTTGATTCCCAAGGCCGCTGCCTTTTCTACTATCTGCCGCTTCAACTGATCCTGTGCGCGATCAGCTTCCAGCTTCTTGGCATTTTCCTCAAGCTCCTGTACCTTTATTTCCAACGGCGATTTCTCTGGATTAAGTTTCAGCAGCTCGGAAGCTACACGCTTTTTAACTTCATTTTCCAAAACCAATTCATGTGCTTTATCACGGGTTTGCACCGCTTTGGTCGTGGCTTTGTCAATCAGCGGCTGCACTAAAGTTTTACCGTCATCCGTTTTCAGAAATTCGCCAACCTGGTCGGCGGTGATAACTTGTTCCGGTGAAAGCTCTGCCAAAAATGCCTTGGTCTCTACGTCGTCTTTTGTTTCGTTCAGAAACGCCTTGATTTCTTCGATGGTCATTTGTTCTTCCTTTTGTCCTTGCTGTTTGCCTTTTTAGCCACCGGCAAGTCCGTATGTATTTTTTTAGGGCGACCACGCCCACGCTTTTCTATGTGCTGAACCTCGACAACCTTTTTTACATGGTCAACGTCAATAGGTTTCGGCACAACATGATTTATAACAACTTTCTTTTCTGTGATTGGTTTCGGCTCCTTGATGCTCGTCCCGATATTGCCAAGCGATGCCTGACGCCGTTCGCGTGCTTCAAGTTTCCTTTGCCGTTCTTTATTCATTTAATTCTTTCTCCTTTTTTCTCGATAAATAAAAAGAGGACACGAACAACAAGACTTCGGGTTTTGCCCTTGATCCCGTTATTCATGCCCTCTCCGGTTTTCCGGTTGAGTAACATTTAACTATATATATATTATAACATAAAACATAAAAATAATCTATAACCTATCGAAATAGGTCAAAACAAGGGGCATCCAAGCCCAGTCCTATACTTTACCCGGATTCGGCTAGCAAACCTTGTCACACATTTATCTTAATAGCACAATCACCGATTACTGACGGTGGGCAGCGGGATATGCTCGCTGTCCATGCTGTTTTTCTTGACATCCGTCACGCAGCCCCTGGTTACCGTAAATACTATCGATACTTCACCATAATCCTTTTTGGTCAATTCTTTTCTGACCCAATCCAGGTAACTTTCTATTGACGTTCCAGTAGTACTCATTATTCTATCAGCCATTTCATTTCCCCCTTAATTCTTTTATTGATTCAATTGCGTATTTCATCCGCCTGCTATCCAATATAATATCCCGTCCAGTATCTATCATATGCAATTCATCATTATCAAAACCGGCATAAGATAATTCCAATAATAAAGTTGATTTCTCTTCATCCAAATGCTTTTTAGAAAATGTAGCATAGGACACTGGATCTTGCGCCATTCTGTAATTCAATTCATTACTTATTAAATGTATAATGGCAAATGCACCTTCATTGATTATTACTTTACATTTAACATTGCATAAAAAGAAAAAAGCCGCGCTGGAACATTCCCAATCTATTATAATTGTAAACCTATCGCAATTGTTTCTATTGATATAATCTGCTAATTGATGTGCATTAGTATTATCACCGCCCATAGAGCAAAAATATAAAATAATTTCTTCATCTTTGTTTATGATATCTATTTCCTTGAATAAATTCTTTATTGCCGTATCCGTCAATTCATCATCAAATTTAATTGCTTTCATTTAGCTTTCTTGCCCTTCTTTTTCTTAGCCTTGCTCATTGCTATAGCCACGGCCTGCTTAACCGGCTTACCTGATTTAACTTCGGTAGCAATATTTTCTGATATTACTTTTTTGCTTCGGCCTTTTTTAAGTGGCATATTATTCTCCTTTTAATTCGTAGTCAGATAATTTGAGCATTTATTTTATGCACTTTTTACTTAATTAAATTTTCCCTGTCAAATTAGGATGACGAGCGATCAATCCTTTTTTCCAAGCATGTATACTAGAATTATTAGCTCCGGCCTGCCTTCTTTTAATCATGACATTTCTAGCAGCAGTAGCCTGCTCTTTGGTTTTACCTTTGCTCCCACCACTCTTTTTCCTACCGCTTCCTGGTCCACCCATTTTATGCTCCTTTACTCGAAATGAAATTTATTTCTACATATAAATAAACCACCAGCGCCATTATAATGATTTCCAAAAATAGTTATAAATTCATCAGAATAATCTACAATTTTACTTTTTCCGCACTCAGGGGCATACTAAATTTCGTTTTAATGCGCTTTGTACTATTCTACGTTTATTTACATCAATATGTAATTTATCTTGATCAGCATTTAAAATAATATTTAATGGTAACGGATTATCTATCATTTATTGCCTGTAATAATTTTTTTACCAGCTTCCAATTGTGCTGCAACTATACTTTTTGCAGAATTAAATCTTTTAGAATCATTTTTTATTTCTTCAGCTTGCATTAATGTCCGTGCATCATTTTCTTCCTGCCATCTTTTATCAGATGCCGTCACTTTCATTGATAACGGCGCTGGCACTTTACTAACTTTATTTTTTACTTTTGCTTTATTAGCTTTATTACTAGATTCCTTTTTAGTTTCTTTTTTAACGACCTTGGCAGATTTTATATTTTTTGACCCTTTTTTAGTTACCATAATGTTCTATACTCCTTTTATTTCTTTAACCATTCTGGATGCCACTCTTTGGCATACTCAGAAAACGTTTGATACGGAATAATGCCTTCTTCTCTAGTCCTCATTAACTGTGGTGAATATCCGGTTATTTGAAATCGTTCTCTACAACGGCAATTAATTGATTCTTCTGCCGACAAGTTTGGGTCCAACGGGTATTCCGCAATAAAATCTTTTGTATGAAACAAACCATCAGCACTTTTTATGGTACCATCAGCACGGCCATGGGATGCCCTTGTCCTAATATCTTTTGTAGCATCCCAAATAATATCGCCTTCAATACCTTTTTCTCTTGCACGTAAATAAGCGTCATCCTGGCCACGGCTTATAGCCCGCTGCCCTTCTGTCCTTAATATCCGTAATGCTTCAAATGCAGTTTTATTCAAAGCAGCTTTAATATCATTAACCATTTCCGTATAGCCTTTGCCACGGGATAGGTTTTTTAATAGTGCGTTTCTAATATATTTTTTAGCACTCGGACCATAATTATGTAATGCTTCTTTTAATTCAATATTCTTTGGGTTAGTAATATCGAAGGCAGCCTGTACCGCTTTGGTATCGACTATGCCCCAAGCCAATCGTACACCATTACCATTATCCATTGCCCAGGCATAATTAAAAAATGATGCATTATATTGTTCCGGTAACATATATTTAATCGTTTTAATATTAGCGGCTATTGCTGGATTAATTAATTTAAGCATCTGCGTTTCCATCGTAATATATTTATTGTACTTGGTCATCTCGGCTCTAGTCAATAATCCCTTTACGGAATATTTATCATAGAGCCTGGACAATTCACCACGAATGGAAAGCAAAGCATCCGCCAAAGCCTTTTGTACTTGTTTTTCATACAGGCTTTGGCGGTGTTCGAGGACGGCTAATGCTTTTAATTCGTAGTCAGATAATTTAGGCATCTAGTATCACAATCCTTTACTATTATAATTTAATTTTGCCTTAGTTCTATAACGCTCACCGCGCTTCGCATTTTTTAACGCAACTTTACCTTTCTTCCCTTTTAAACTTTTATTCCCCGAGGACATTAAATTTTTTACTGTACTTACCGGGGCATTTTTAAAAGCTAATGGCTTCTTTAAATTCGCTTTTAATGTTTTCTCACCGCCGCTTTTCTTTCCTCCGCCTTTCTTCCTTCCGCTTCCTGGTCCACCCATGTTAGTCTCCTTCTTTTGATAGTTCTATTTTTGCCAATATCCGGCAATCCGTTTTATCCTTCTGCCAATCGCATTTATTACAATCCAATTTACAAGCATTAATAAACAATTCATTATGGGCTAACTTTTTTAATTCGTCTTTACTAGGAATCATTTAACTGCCCTGCGTAAAGATAACCGCTCTTTTTTACTCATATGCTCTTTAGGATTAAGAACCGGCTGAGCCAATTTAGTTATGATAATCTTCTGCCCACATTTAGGGCAATAAGTAAATCTACCTAACGTAGTATAAATCAAAGCCTTTTCATCTGGAGTAAATACAGCGCCACATAATTTATATGGGCAATTGATTTTCTCTAAAAACATTTTATTGTTTATCTCCTTTACTCGTTTAACATTTTGCTTAATTCATCATAACCGCGTTTTAATTTACTTTCCAACTCGGCTATACCGTTTTCATTTAAAACTTTTAATTTTAAAGCTGCTTCATATTTATTTATTAAATTAATTTGCTCTTTACGCATTGAAGTTAATTCTATCTCTTGCTTCTTTAAATTCTCTACTTTATTTGTCACCCTGTCACTTAACATTATACATTTTCCTCCGGGTTAGGCTCTTCATCCATATTACTATAATCAATATTTTCTATATCGGGCATTAATGCTCCGGCTTCTTTTTTCTGCCTAGCCAATTCTGCCTGCACGTCCGGTATAATATCATCCGGCATACCATCGGCAATAACGTAAGAACTAAATCCGGCGTTCTTCATTACTAAAGCCGTATCAGCGAATTCTTTTGTATTCATCGGCTTGTTTCGTTTATGCTCAATAGTAAAATCATCATTAGTTCCAACTTCAATTCCTTTTATTTTATAAATTATATTGATTAATCTGATTCGCTCTAATAAACCTAAATCAAAATCTGCTTCGGCGCTGGATACCATATTTTCAAAATCAAATAATAATCGATCTATGGCTGCGCCGGTCAAGGCCCCGGTCATCATATTAAAATCTGGTATATGGCTTTGCACATGGATCTGGTCATGTATTTGTTTAGCCATAAAATCTATGAATGCTGTAGGAATATCCTTGGTCAAGAATTTAATATCAGCATCAGCCGGGACGTTCTCAAACATCCTTTTCTTTTTCAAGCTTTGTAGCGTAGTAGAAATTACTCCAGGCGTTTTTACTTTCGTTGGATCGGTTAACCCATATTTTTTCATTATCAAATATGCAAAAGCGAATCGGTCAAATTCATTCATAGAATCGCTGAAGAGCGTATCGTTGGCATCTATTAAACCTAATACGGGTTTTATTATTCCTAGCATATCATCGCCGAAATAGAATGGTACGATAGGAACATCTTCAAAAAAGTTTACTAACTCTTTTTTATCGCTTAATTCCCATTCATTATTTATTTCTGAGCGCTTCATATCAAACGTTACTATTCCGCCAACCTTTAATTTATAATAAACTTCTACCTTAAAATAATTGCTGCTGACTTTGGTATAATGTATTCCAATCTTCTTTTTAGGTTCGGGCGAATAATCATAAATCAATATTATCTCTCTGGGATCGCAGCAAAAGAATTTTACATCTGATTTAGTAGTCATGGTATCGGTATCTAATTCACCATCGGTATAAAGCAATTCGTATGCTACACCGAAGATGCCCATATTCCGGCCATCGCGTGAAGTCTTTATATGTTCATTATTTAGATTATAGGTTTCTTTTAATTGATTAACATATTTCTCTTCTTTTGATAAAGATAATTCTTTGGTTTCGTCGGAAGCATTCTCATTGACTTCCAACGATTGATCTTTTTCCACGTTCGCTTTTATCGTAGTAAAGCGAGGACGCCAAGCATACCCTACATAGGTATTTACTATTTTTCTACCATAAGGAATAGGGATACGATTATCTGGATTATTTGGATCGGTTACTTTTTTGGTTAAAATTTTTACATTGTTTCCAATGTAATAGTCCCATAATTTATCCAACGTAGGCACTTCATTTATTTCATAGTCGGCTATGTATTTTATGATTTCTTTATCTGATAATGTTTCGTTGGCAGTTTTTAATATTTTCATTTTATTTATCTTTCAATGAGGCTTTATAGCGTTTTAATCTATCATTCATTTCGGGACTATTTACATTTTTAGTTGGCTTATTTACAAATTTTTTAATTGAAGGATTATCTTGCCGTTTTACAGCCTGCTTTCGTAGTTTCCCTGATCCTTTTTTCCTACCTGATCCTGGTCCACCCATTATATTTTCCTTTTCCCTAATCGCTCTAAAGGCTCGTCAATTATTACTTTTTCCACTAATTCATATTCATGAATTCCATCCCAAATAAAGCCAGGGCAAGCAGGATCACAGTTGTCATCGATATGAAATCCGCAATCGATGGCATGGACTCGTTGGCAGGCTATGTTTGTTTTCATTGTTTCTCCTTTTTATGCTATATACATTATAACATAAAAAAGAAAAAAGAAAAAGTAGTTATAATGTTGTTATCATTTAGCAGATGGATTATTTTGAAATGCTAGCATGCTTTTTTCTAAGTATCTCGTCAGTTGTCGGTCTTGGCATTCGCGGCCTCCAGCATTTGTTCAACTAGACAATATTGGAATTCTTGCATGTCGTTTGGATATCGTTTTATCAATGCCGCCGCCAATCCTGAATATGACCATGACTCGTCATCCATAAGCGCGTTGAACTTTTCTTGCGCCGATGGCGGGAAGTTCAATTTAATATTCAATAGCTTTTTTCTCGTCTTCATGCTTGGCCCCCTCTCTTTGCAGGTACGTTGTACATTTTGCGTATATATTCCAAGCTCATTCCCCTGCCTCCTTGCCCATGATGGCGGAGCGATATGCCCGTATATCATCTCGTTGTTCATCGCTAGCACGTTCGTTCAGTTTTTCCAGCGACATAGCCGGGAAGCCCCACCACTCGCGTTCCCAGTTATCCGCGCACTCCCGCCTGATCGCCTCGTCGTGGGCGGTTATGAGGGCGGCTGACTGATCCTCTGTTAACGTATAATTTTTCTTGCCTTGAGGTTGTCCGTTCCAATGGCACCCCACTTCAGTGTGTCTGTTCTTTGCCCGTATTCTCCTGACTAAATCAATAATCTGTAGATTATTTCTAGGAGCTTCCACAATGGGTCTTCGGTATACTTTGAACGATCCAGAATCATTTGGCGAGCAAGTTTCTATCATAATCAAATTGCCATCCACTGGTATGTACCGCAACCACGCTATATAGTCCTCGCTCGGCTCTTGCGGCTTCGCATCCGCTTCGATGGTGGAGAGGGCTTCAAGAAGCGTGTATATCTGGCAGATTGCTGAACGTGTAGACGTTTCAAACTTTCCGCGCAATTCAAGCGGCAGTTTCAGCGTGTACTTGATATCCTCCAGCGCCTTGCGTATCGTTTTAACGTCCATAGTCAGCTCCTTTCGTGCCCACGATGGCGGCTTCGATCATCCTATCTTCGCAGTCCCATAGTGAGCCGTATTCGTGTTCCCATTCAGACCCGTATAAGCGCCGCTCTTTCATAGCACGAAGGCACGTCTTCAATACATCTCGGAACAGGTTGCGTTGCTCCCGCCTGATCTCGTCGGCGTAGGCGAGGATTATTTTAATTCCTTCCTCGTTTGGCGTATCATGCCAGTAAAATGATAGTATGTTATTAAACAGTTCCTCTGCCCGCTCTTCGTTTGTCATAGTCCCTCCTTGTCAGGTTGAAGCAGTTGTTAGGCTTAAAATGCAAAGCCCTTCGCTTTTTCTCGGACTTCTTTTGCCACTGCCGGATTAACAACATCAAGCCGTAACACTGCTTTTTGCAACCCACTTTTGATTGCATCGTCGCCTTCCGCAGTGTCAATAAGATCGATAATTTCTTGCGATTCTTCGTCATCACGCAGAGTGTCGAAGACCAACATACAAGCCTGTGAAATCCCTTCAAAGTTCATATAGAACCTCCTTTGCAAATTATCCAGATAAGCGCATTTGGCTTATCTGGTTGTTTGTCAGCCTAACATTTGCTTAACTCGCGAGCTACCGCGAGCCGAGTTGAAGCAGTTGTTAGGAACTCTTTTCCGGGGAGCCTTCAAATAAATGTGAATCGAAAAATACAGTATCACAGTTTAGTTTCTCGCATCCTTCTGACGTACCATAGGTTATGTCGAAGTCACTCATTGTACTATGAGCAACAACCTGAACTGTTGCCTTTTGATTGTATTCTGCGAGTTTTTCGCTCAACTCTTTAACTGTAATCATCTTCCTTCCTTTCGCGGATTGTCCGCGTAGTCGCGTAGCGGGTACGCGGCTGTCCGTCGTCCTAACAATAATTATCCCCATCCGCATAACATCATAGAGATTTGGCTATGATCAACTCTTGCTCAAGTGCTAATCCTTGCCCATGATGGCGGCTTCCATATCATGCTTGGTTAAGCCCATGCCAAATGTTTGACTTGTCGCCTTTGATGCAACGTAGTTCCACGCCCTCTCCACGCACTCCCGCCGTATCTCGTCATCGTGGGCAAGGATGAGGTCGATCTGGTCGCTACCGGGATTGATTTCAGATAAGTCATTACCGAGCTTATTAGCCCGCTCTTCGTTTGTCATTCCCTCGCCTCCTTGCCCATGATGGCGGCACAAGCCTCTTCTACCGCGTCGCATACGCCACGCATGTAAATACCAAACTCAGGCTGTCCATCGGGGCTATTTTTACCATCAACCTTTGCGCGTATTTCCTTCGCGCACTCCCGCCGTATCTCGTCGGCGTAGGCGAGGATGATCTTTACCGTATCGTCGCGCTGATGGTGGTGGTTATTCCACGACAGTATGATGTGATGGAGTAAATCATCTGCCCGCTCTTCGTTTGTCATAGTCCCTCCTTGTCAGGTTGAAGCAGTTGTTAGGTGTCGTCATCTTCATAATCAAGGTGATCCATAGAAAAGTCTGTTTCAGATTTATAATCGAAAAAGACTTCATCTGCTGTCAAAACGCACCCGTTATCACTAAGAAAGGCGCGTCCATCTATAATAGCATCAATTACCTTGTCGTCCATTTACATTTCCTCCAGCTTGGTTCGTGTCAGTCTAGTGCGCTTGCGCGGTATGCCGCTAAAACGTCCGCATAACATTTGGATAACTTGCAACGGTACTCCGTTGTCAAGTTGATCCAGTTGTTAGACGAACCAACTTCCCGATCAACCCAGACTTTTCCAAAGCTACTACATTCTCTTTCCCGTATGCGATCAAACATGACGGCGCTCCGGAATTTGCTACTGCCCGGCTTCCGTCAACATAATGAAAATATAAACGGCCTTTCAGAAAAAGGATGGCATCTGCCTTTTCCCAAACATGGATAAAAAACATCTCTGTTTCTGTCCTCGCGAAAAGCAATGCAATTCCGTTTCCATGCTGTACTAATTTCGACAACCATTCCGCCGATTCTTGACCATACGGCGGATTGCACCAAACACGCCCGTGCCAAGGAAGCATCAAACCGTTATCAAGAATGGTGTAGTGCTTTTTAGCGGTTGGCCACGGGCGATTTATCGGACTGCAAGGATCGAGATCAAAATCACCGAGAGTTTTTATAAGATCCGGCGGAGTCAGCCATTCGTCATTTTTAATTTTTCCCGACTGATGGCTTCCCATTCCTGTTTTCATTTATCCTCCCGCAATCAATCGGCATAACCAGCGAAGCGTTATGCCGTGATTGTCCGTCTAACAATAATTATCCCCATCCGCATAACATCATAGAGATTTGGCTATGATCAACTCTTGCTCAAGTTCTAATCCTTGCCGCGTTTCATTCTTTCTTCCCCTTTCCTTCTACAAATAAAAATAATTTATCAATACATTTATTACATAAATTAAATCGGGTATTAGTATCACCTGAATGTATTGTTTCTAAATGATACTCTTGAACGTCTCTTTTTTCCAATTTACACTTATCACATTTCATTCTTTCTTCCCCCTATAGTTTATTAGGGGGTCTAGACGATATTCTATGCTATCAAAGTCTTCAGTATCGATAGGCCCATCATAACCTATAATAGCCCAATATGTTTCATGGTATTTAGCTACCGTTATAGCCCCGTGATAATATACTACATAAAAACAACCAATTACATATTCCATTCTTTATTCCTTATCTCGCATCCAAAGTCCTCACACTCGTTACCACGGCATGCCGACTTATAGATATGGGAGCCTCCACATTCTGGGCATATCTTTTCTCCGTCTCCGTATCGCACAATTCCATCAGGTCCACACCAGGGGCATTCTTTTATATCGTCTCTTTCATCTTTGGTTATCTTTAGCGTGGGTTTATAATTACAAGCATAATTAAAAAATAATGCTATAATAATTAATACAATCCAAATAATAATAAATAGCATGATTCACTCCTTTATCGTATAGGGCTTTTTACGCGTGCTACCACCCGCGTCCACGCCGCCATAAAAACCTCCTTTCCTGGAGTTACACCTACAAGGAGCAGGTTCATATATATTATAGATTTTTATTTGTATTTTTATAGCCCTAAATCGCTTAAACTCCAATCAGGTTCATACCATA